ATTTGATCCGTGCATCTCACGGATATTTCCTCTAAAATTTTCAAAAGCTTTTAAGCTAGCTTCTGCAGTTACAACATCCCCTGTTTGATCAATGTTGTCTAGTGTTGCAAAGCCAGAGACTGTTCTCTTTTCACGATTGACTTTTGTGAAAGGAATAGATAAACTAATATCATCGCCATTACTGGACCAATAAGATTTTTCAATATTCATATGCTTAATTTTATCTTTTAAAATGTAAAAAGGCAAATAACTAGTTGCCTAATAATTAAGCTGTGACCCTACCCTCACCTTTTGGGTTTCTGGCCTCCCCTGAAATATCAGGTGAGTTAGAATCTCTTTCTTGGGTTCTGGCTCTACTATTCATTGCTTGGGCTGTTTGTTCCGCTGCCTGTTGAGGTTTTAACTGAATTACTTCATCTCCACTCTCAATTGGAATCATACCCTTTCTAATTCTTACCTCATTTGGGGTAATAACCTGCATACGTAAATATCTCTCATCAATTTTAGACTGAGTATCTTCATCAGTAAGGGTTAATTCATTAAATTTTAAAATAAGAACATCTGTCTTTTCTGCAATAATTCTATTTAATTTCTTTTCTAGAATATCCTGTGCTGGACGGCAAACCTGCTCTTTAAACATTTTATCGGCATCTCTTGCTGAGGCAAGGCTGACTCCCTCTGGGACTCCAATTTTATTAATTGGAACACGATGGGACAAAAGAATTTCATCACGGTTGGCTTTTCTATAATTGTTAAACGATGAATCCTGAATATTAGCCTCTACTGGCTCCATCTTAAATTCTACCTTTGAGTCAGATGAATCTGCTGGAAGTGGAACATAAAGGGATCTATGATTCTTCCCTTTAAGACCTACCTGGAAAAATTCAAGAAGCTTTCTTTCTGACTCTGTTGAAAGCTTTGCTCCTTTTACTGTAATAATATAACGTGGTACCGCCTTGTTTTCAAAGTAGTCTAGGTTATATTTACCAGCAAATTCGTTACCAGCCATTGCATTTTGTGATGCAACAATATCTGGAATACCGTAGTAATTATTCATTGGAGTATATTTCTTTAAATGAATAATTTCGTTTGGTCTATCTTCTTGACCAGCAATTGGATTCTCTGTTTCCATATCGCCGAAGTTTCTAAAGAATACAGCCTTTCCATAAAGTAGTTGTATAAATCCGTCACGAAGTCTACGAACACGCATAGTCTTTGCTGGAATATGTCCAATATATCCTATGTTTCCGCTAGTTGTTCTACCTATTTCAATAAAGCCATTTCCTGTTGCTTCTAGGTCTGTATAAACTTTTACTAGGGTTTCAACAAATGTCTCTTCTTCGTTTACCTCTTCTAGCCAAATTTCTAGCTGCTGTCTAATTCTATCCATCTTTCGTCTAGCACGATTTAATTGTGTAGAATCTTCAATGTTGTCTAGTGCTTCCATTGCTTTTTTGCTTTCTACAAATGAGTATCCTAGTCCAACAATATTTGCTACCTTAGCATTAATTGCTGCATAGTTGTATGGAGAAATTTCATATATCTTTGAAAGATACTCTAGGTTATATACTGGTTGAACAAGGTCAAACATTGCATATCCAGTGACTGCTTGTTGCAATAGATTCTGCTGTGTTCCAGTTCCGTCAATTCCAGTAAAGCTTTTCTGTAGATCTCTAGACATCTTTCTACGAAATGCTGGACTAAGTCCAATTACCTTTTTTAAATCTTCGCCTTCTATTTTAAATGGATCAGTTTCAATTACTACTGGTTGGCTAAAGCTAAATAAGTCGGATGAGTTTGATATTGATACCTCATTGCTAAATGTATCGCTGTCTTCTACATATTCCATTATTTTGCTCCTCCGTTTTTCAAGGCTTTCATTTCGTCTTTATAGTTTCCAACATCCATAGGATCTGGAACTAGTCCCCACTTTAATCTTTGTTGTTGATATTGGTGTTCTTCGTCGTCGATCTTCCTGCGTCCAGAAAGAAATAAAGGCCTGCCTTCAAGAATACCGAATGACCTAACTTCATCAGCCAGCGCATTAACTCTTGACTTGTTTCCTTTTGTTGATGTGATTGAGAGGAAGTTTCCTTCGTCATCGCCTATCCACCTTCCGTCAGGCATTTCCCAAACATATATGCCTAATCTAGTTTCTTCTTCTAATACCTGAGTATTGATCTTATTAATATCCATAGATCACAATTTTACCATTCTTTTGGGTCAAAGTCCAGATTTTGTCAGCCGTTATGACAAAATTATATATTTTGTACTACTGTCCAGTCGTAATTATAGTAGTTAAAAGAGTTTTCTGTCATGCTCATTAACGAATTAGATAAGGATACGGTTGCATTTCCTAGGTATAGATTGAAATGTTCTACTACCTGATTAAGCGTTAGGGCATAATCATATATGGCTATATTCTGGTAAAGTGCCGAAATTGCGCCAGCGGTAGAGTAGTTTATATCAATCTGCCCAGATATGGCATTAGTAAATGTGATTACCACATAATAAAGCTGGTCCTTGGCAAATATATTGTGGATATCTGTCTCTGTGCTTTTATCTATTCCATTGACGTATATCTTATCTATATTGGTTTTGGATATTACTGAAGATGACCAAGAGAAATTGGATGCTGAATAACCAGATCCAGAAATTGATTTTACTAGCCCGCCGTCATTTATTGTAGATGGAGTATAGAAGAACTCTAATGATTTAGTTAGAGTATTAGCATTTATTGAAAAGGCTGATCCTGTTTCTAGGGCTATTCCATTTCTCGCATCTCGTGATAATATCTCATATCTATTGTTGCTTAGGCCCATATCTCCTTGAAGTGGGGATATATAAGATGCTGAGTTATTTGCATAGAATACTTGATCTTTATAAAAGCTCATTGATAGGCTATATAGTTTAGGAAGATATAGACTATTATCTGAAGTTGTCATTGTAATTCTTATATGTAGATCTCTAGAGGTATCAAATGAGGCTAGGGAGTATTGTGGTATTGCTTGACCATTTATACAAGACTCATAGGTTATTCCGTCCACACTTGTCTCAACTTCAATACCGTTGTTTCCGTCCCATTCTATCCTGGAGTCATCCATTTCTGCCCCGCTTGGAATAGTTATAAAGTCATTAAGTATAACGGTTTTTGCAACACCAGATCCTGAAGCAATTCTTATTGCATTATTTATGTTGTCGTAATATAAATCGTCTGTTAAAAAGTCTTCCCACTGCCTATTAGCTGGATAAGAATATGAGTATTTTGTCGATAAAGCGTTGTCGTATAAATTAAACAACTCTCCACCATCTGGATAAACTACTTGATTTGAATCAATAGTTTTGCCGCTATCGTAATGATTTTTAATTGATTGAGAACTTAAGGAATATCTATAAATTGCAACTGCATTTATTAGCATATAGTCATTGGAGTTATTAACTGGTCCAGAAGAAAGATTTAGGTTATTATTATTAAATGAAAAATTTCCTAAATCTTTTTGTACTTCCATTTTGCCATCAATATAAAGATATGCGTTTCCAGAGCTATAGGTTGCGGCTATATGCAAAGCTTTATTTGTGTATGGGATCGTCCATGTAATTTCTTGAGAGTTTAACTTAAATACAATATTTCCATTGCTATAAAATAAACCAACATCTTCTGATGTATCTCCAATTAAAGGAATATCTAAAGTAGATGATGTTTGTATATATGACCAACACTCTAAGGTAAAGTCGTTATCTGAAGAGTTTGATGTGCCAAATCCTACAGATGATTGAGGCTGGCTATGATCATTTAATGTTGGATAAAATATAGATGAGTTACCTTTAATTTTTCTTGACTCAGATAGTCCTGATACTAATGGTATCTTATCTTCATATACAAGTCCTATATACACACCAGTGTTATTTGATCCAGAAATATCTGGTGTTGTAGATCCACTAGATTCTGCATATGTTTCAAATCCATTTAAAAATTCTGTATATGTGCTGTAGTCATCTAATAAATCTTGATATGTTAGTACTCCACTACTAGAAACCGATTCTAATGGCCAAAAGGCTAGCGGTGAATTAGAAAGAACATTTAGTTTATATGACATCTACGTCCCAAGTATCTGATGATTCATCATAAATATAAATTACGCCATCCCTATTTTCTCTAATTAAACTTAATCCGTTTTCTTGAACATCAACCCATCTTGAACCAATTGTAGATTTAATCCATTGAGTATATATCTCATCAGATTCATTATTTAAAGAAACCTTAAATAGCGTTGGGGCTTCTTCTATTTTTTCAATTAATATGTCATTTATCATGGTACCAGTCCAAACACAATTGTAACACCACTTCCTCCACTAATACTACCACCAATTGGGGTAAGTATCATGCCAAGATAAGATCCTCTATCTGCAGAAACAATGGTATAGTTACGTCCAAATGAGTTTCCCCAACCAACACTTGGGTTACCTGCGCTATCAGTAGACCCTAGCTGTAAAAATGCTGTTACGTTACTTCCAGTTGAATTAGATGCTCTAAATATTTGATATAGCCATTGGTTCGCTGTTGCACTCCATGTTCCTCTTGTTGCAGATATTGTGCTTCCAGATGATAAAGAACCAGTGTAGCTTCCTCCTCCAGAATATACTGGAATCAATGGTATTTGTGATGAAGCACTTGAATATGCTGGAGAAGATTTACCATTTGAATTTACTCCACGCACTGCAAGTCTATAGTAAAGTCCTTGATCTGGAGTTCCTTGTAGGCTTTGTCTTAAATTATATGATTGGTTTGTAGAATTTTTTGCAGGGTATGAAGTAAAATATTGCCATGGTGCTTGGTTGACAGATGAAGCAGATATTGAATAATCTGAATAAGTTGCTGACCAAGCAGTTCTATCTCCCCAAACAGATCCATCATTTGAATATTGCCACTTGTATTCTAGCGATGTTTGACC